AATTTACTTTTATTTATAATCATAGGCTAGATGGGTATAAAAATTGGCAAACCACTTTTAATATATTTGACCAATTATGGGACGAAGGATTAGAATTTCAAGTTATTTTAACAGCTGGAGATAAAGACAATATAAATACAATAAATAAAAAACCATATTGCATTGTTAAATCCTTTACTAAACATAGTGATTATATAAAAGAATTATCCAAATGTCATGCAAACACCATTAACAGCAGACACGAAACATATTGCATCAGTATAGCGGAAAGTATAATGAACGAACAAATCACCATATTACCAAATAGGTGTACATTTCCCGAATTAGTTGGTAAAGGTTATCCTTATTTATTTAATAATGAAGATGAGCAATTAAATATGATGAGAGAAATAATAAAAGAAAATAAAAGGCAATATGATTACAAAACTAAAAACCAATTAACATTAAAAAACCATAGTGCAAATATTAATAAATATTTTCAAAAATTAGGTGTAATAGAAAAAAGTGATGTTTTTAATAGTATAAAAAAGGAACACAGCAAAAAGGAAATAAAAAAATATCTATCAAAACATGATGAGGTAAGTTTACACGTTTTTAAAAATTTTATATTCTCTTTAGGATATGCATCACAAAGTTTTCCAATGAAAAAAATAAAAGTTGTATTAAATGAATTAGGATACGATTATAACATAAATACGGATAAATTTCAAAAAATTTATTATGAATAAAAACAACAAAAAACGACATATAAAGGATAATTTAATTGCTGCATTAGAAAAATCAATGGGTGTGGTAACAACCGCTTGTAAAAATGTTGGCATACATAGGTCTACTTTTTATGAATATTATAAAAACGATGATTTATTTAAACAAGAAATAGATTATATTAATAACGTGGCTCTTGATTATGTAGAAAGTAAAATGTTTAAGCAAATTGAAAAAGGAAACACTCAATTAATTAAATTTTATTTAGCAACAAAAGGTAAAAAAAGAGGTTATATTGAACGTCAAGAAATAACTGGAGCAGATGGTATGCCTACTAACTTTCAAATAGAAATAATTGATAAAACCGAAGATACAGACCAACATAGTATATAAGCATCTCGCTAATACGGATAAAAAAATTGTTGTTGAGCAAGGCGGTACAAGGTCGGGTAAAACATACAATATACTTTTATGGATAATATTTAACTATTGTGCAAACAACAATAATAAGGTTATAACAATTTGTCGTAAATCATTTCCTAGTTTACGTGCAACTGTGATGCGTGATTTTATGGCAATACTCCAAAATTATAATTGTTATAGTGAGCAATATCATAATAAGTCTAATTCAGAGTATCACCTATTTGGAAACCTAGTTGAATTTATATCTTTAGACCAGCCACAAAAAATTAGAGGTAGGAAAAGGGATTTGTTATTTGTCAATGAAGGTAATGAGTTGTATTACGAAGACATGCAACAATTACTATTTAGAACACAAGATAGAATAATACTTGATTTTAACCCATCAGATGAATACCATTGGATATATGACAAATTAATACCAAGAGATGATTGTGTTTTTTATAAAACAACTTACCTAGACAATCCTTTTATTGAAACATCAATTAGGAATGAAATAGAGAGGTTAAGAGATACAGACGAACAGTATTGGCAAATATATGGGTTAGGTGAACGTGCAGCCAGTAGGAGTACTATATTTAAGTATGTTGAGGTAAACCAAATACCACAAAATGCAGATTTAATTGCATACGGAATGGATTTTGGTTACACAAATGACCCAACAACTTTCGTTTCTGTTTATAGTGAAGGACATAACCTTTACATACAAGAACATTTGTACAGAACCCAAATGACTACAAATGATATTAATAAATTCCTTAAAGAATTAAACCTTACAAGTAAACCTATTTATGCTGATAGTGCTGAACCTAGATTAATATCAGAACTTCGTTCAATGGGGAATAATATATTTTCAAGTATAAAAGGTAAGGATAGTATAAATGCTGGTATTGATTTATTAAAAAGGTACAAAATACATATCCTATCCACCTCAACAAATGCAATAAGTGAATTTAGGAATTACAAATGGAAAGAGGATAAAAGTGGCATGTTGATTAACACTCCTGAAGATAAAAATAACCATATAATTGACCCATGCCGTTATGCAACCTATTCAATTTTAAGCCGACCAAACTTTGGTAAATATGCTTTACATTAAAATATAGATTAATAATAAGTTGTTTATATGTTAATAAAATTGTATATTGTATGTATATTAATTTAAACAAAACATAATGACAACAAAAGAAATTGCAGACGAAATTACACAAGAAATGAAAAATGTATTTTCATATCTTAATAAATTAAGGGATAGTGGGGAAACAAATATGTTTGGTGCTACACCTTACATTGTAAATGAATTTAATATGGAAAAACAAACTGCAGCAAATTATTTAATATTGTGGATGCAATCATTTAAAAATGAAAAAAAATAAAACACAAATAATAATAGTATTAATCATAGCGTTTTTTGTAATTGTATTAAATGCTTTAAACATATATATAAATGGAATATAGTAATTGTTGTGGCGCAGAGCCAAGTTATTTAAGTGATGAATTATGTGGTGATTGTTTAGAACATGCAATGTTTAACGAAATAGAAGAATAATGAAAAAATTAATAAACAGAATTTTAGTAAAGAAAAGCATCAGACCATATAAGGTAGTACCTTTATCAACTGGTGTAATTGTAGAACATTACCGTAATGGTAAATTAAAAACAGAATATTATGGATTGGTATAGTACACCCGATTACCCAGAGTATGAATGTACAGAATGTGGTGCAGATATAGACAAGCCTGGAGTTTGTAGTGGCACTTGTCATGAGGCAAGTATGATTTAGTAGTTAAGTTGATTTTGAGTTAAAGGTGCATCAGGAATGGTGTGCCTTTTTTTATTATATTTACTTATTATAAAAAACCATTTTAAAAACGTTATATAAACATGCAATTAAACATTACTGTACCAACAGATTTAAGCGAAATTACTTTAAGGCAATATAAACATTTCCTTAAAATACAAAAAAATGTAAATGATGAGAAGTTTTTAAGCGCAAAAATAGTGGAAATATTTTGCAAAATGAAACTTGAAGATGTGATGAGGTTGAAATTTAAAGACAGTGAGCATATAGTTACTAAATTGACTGAAATGTTCGAACAAAAGCCTAATCTAGTAACAAATTTTAAACTTAATAAAATTAATTATGGTTTTCATCCACAATTAGATGATTTAACTTTAGGTGAGTATATAGATTTAGATACCTTTATTGGTGATTGGGAAAATATAGAGAAGGCAATGGCTGTTTTATACAGACCAGTAGTAAACAAAGTAAAAGAAAAATATACAATAGAGGAATATGTTGTAGGTAAAGATGCTGAAATTTTGGACATGCCTATGGATGCGGTGTTGTCTTCAATTTTTTTTTTGTGGAATTTAGGTCTGGACTTGTCGAAAACTATGATGAACTATTTGGACAAGGAACAAACACAAGCCTTGACCGAGTATCTCAATTTACAACCAAATGGGGGTGGTATAACTCAATTTACGGACTTGCTCAGGGAGACATTACTCGATTTGAAAATATCACTAAATTAAATGTACACGAATGTTTCATGATGTTATCATTTATGAAAGACAAATCAGAAGTAGAAGCTAAAAGAATTAAACAAAATTTTAAATGAGCCAACAAGGAATAAGAGGATATTACCAATTAACCTCAACAATAGAAGAACAATTAAGAGGAACGGAATTTACCAATACAGTTTCTATTGGTGATATAAGTAAAGTAAACCTAAACAAGCAAGACATATTTCCATTGGCACATATTATAGTTAATAGTGTTTCAGCAGAGGAACAAGTGTTAAGGTTTAACGTAAGTATATTAGCTTGTGATATTGTAGACCAATCAAAGGATATAACTACAGATAGATTTACTGGCAATGATAATGAGCAAGATATTTTAAACACACAATTACTAGTCTTAAACAAGCTGATACAGAAATTAAGAATGGGAACATTGCACCAAGATATGTATCAATTAGATGGTAACCCTATTTTGACACCATTTTTAGATAGGTTTGAAAATCAACTTGCTGGTTGGAGCGCAGATATAACCGTATTGATTTATAATGATATTAATATTTGCTAATGGAATTTAATAACCTTGAAAAAGTATTAAATAGTTTCGGACAATATGTTGTAAATACAGCAAAGGAAAATCTTGTAAATGAAAAAAAAGATGGTGGTGATTTATACAACTCAATAAAATTTGAGATTGAACAAGACAGTCAAGCATATCTTGTTGAATTTTACATGACAGATTATGGTGTATTTGTAGATGAGGGTGTAAGTGGTGCAGACCCATCTTTGGTTGATAGCGAAAAAACTGGTAGGAAAGGAATACAAAAAGCACCATACAGTAAATTCAAATACAAAACAAAAAAGCCACCATTAGAGGGATTGATAGAATGGGCAAAAAGAAAAAATATAAGATTTAGGGTAAGAAAAGGGCAAAAAGGCGCTGGTCAATTTAAAAAAGGAAGTTATAGGGATATGGGTTTTTGGTTGCAAAAAAGTATATATGCACAAGGTTTAAAACCAACTTATTTTTTTAGCAAACCTTTTAAAGAAGGAATTAAAGATTATCAATTAAACATGGTAAAAGCATTTGAAGAAGATATACGTTCACAAATGATATTTATAGCAAAATAAATTATGAATTGGACACTAAACATCGCATTTCATTTTCCACATAACAGACTTATGTTAGGCTGGGAGTACATCGCAAAAGACGAAAGATATACATACAAAACAATAAGGTTGTATTTATTTATAGCAACACTAACATTAGATTTTTAACATGGCAAATATAGCATTAAGAAACCCACAGTTTAAATTCATAGATGCAAGGTCATCTGCAAAGTCTGTTGTTTGTTCTGTCACTATTGATGGAACATTAAGGTACACACTAATAAAAAACCTACCTACTATATTAACTGGAACACAAACAGTTAATTTTGATATAGCAGAATTAGCAAGAGATTACATAGAGATTACATATCAAAGTAATTACGTACCTCAAACAGTTTCTATTTCAACAGTAATAAAAAGCTACACCCTAATAAATGGTGGTGGTTCAGAACTTGATACAGTAACATATACAGATGTAGGCTTTGAAGCTTATGGAACATTTGAAGAAGGTGTAAACCCAATAGTACCTTTTGGCAGAACTGCACCTACTTACTTGATACCTATAAATGAAGATACAGATACCTTTACAATATTAGCACCTAACAATCAAACTGGTAAATTACCAAGCGTAACATCTTTAGGTGGAACTATCGCAACATCATTTACTTCATCTGCTACAAGTG